CTCGCACAGTTTTAGGATCTGTGGTCAGTCACTATCATGAGGTGGCAAAGTCTTTTGCTTATGGATTAAAAGCACCTTCAAGGAAATGCAAATATCATGTTGGGGTTTGTGGACCTTATAAGTCAATTGTTATAAGCAGAAACTCTGGGACTCAAGATTCTTTTAAGAGTGCACATTTTATGACCATATACTCTTCAACAACGATGAACCTTCACGAAACTTCACATGCATCTATTCATAATGGTATAGTGAGAACAAAAATGACTACAATAAACAGAAATTCTTTGGATTATTGGATTAGATTGCCTTTAATATTATTATCAGCAACTTCCTGGATGAGAGAAATGTATTCCTTTGATATAGAGGTGTCTGTGTTGAAATTGAGTTGTGAATTGTTTGACATTGCCATTATTAATAGAGATCCCTTCTCTCAAGCCGCGGAACAGGTTAGGTATTTTGTGATGGGAGCTATGGGATATGGATGTGATTTTACAAAGATTTGCGAAAAATTCTCTCACTTGACACCCAAAAGTGAAACCGAATTACTTTATCCTGTCCGAACCATGATGTTGGGATTGTCTTTAGATGTAATTAGAAGATCTAACAAAATGTTTCTTCTCAAAGGAGAAAATGGAGATATATCGTTATCAATGCCCCATAGTGAGTACACAACTTCCTGTTTCTCACAAATAGTTTCTTCCTTTTACATTCACAAAATGTCGAATAAATTTAGAGCCTTTAAGGAGATCTCTGAAGCTCATTGCTTAGTAGGATTGAATGAGGAAAAACAAATATACGAAAGGAGATGTGATGAAGAGGGTGGTATAATTTCTGGTTTTAGTTTAAGTACTAGAAAATGTTATAATATCTCCACTTATCTTGAAACCGATTTTGTGCAGCAAGAGGTGGACTATGCAATATCCATGCTTAATTCTGGAGTTAAAAGATTCACTGGTTCTATTCCTTATGTGATTGGGATCACCTCTAAAAGGCATAAAATACCTGAGTCTCTGTGGAAAGAGGTTTTTTCTTCAGTTAATAAAAGTCCCATAGAATCAGCCACAATGAGAGGAGCTACTAAAACAGAAGAATTAACCAAAAATTCACAATCCATAAGAGCATCTTCTTCATTATTAGAAGGTATTATATCAAGACATGATTTCATCGCTGATGAGGTAAACAATCCCTTTTCAAGTTTGGAGAATGTCATAGCTTTGAATGAAATATCATCTTCCCCAAAAAATGTCACAGTATATTCTTTATCAGCAATGATATACATGAC